AATCCATTTGATTTCTGGGAAGGTGCTGACTTTAAATTGAAAATCCGTAACGTTGAAGGATACCGTAACTATGATAAGTCAGAGTTTGCGAACCCATCTGCTCTCTATGATGGAGACGACACCAGATTGGAAGCAGTCTATAACCAACTACATGATCTCAGTGAGTTCTCCGATCCAAAGAACTACAAGTCATACGATGAACTCAAAGCAAAACTTGCACGAGTCCTCGGTGAAGAAGCCGTAGGTGGTGGAGCTCCAACTGTAACTCAAATGAATCAGATGAATGAACCGGCACCGGCTCCTATGGAACCTGTAACCGCTGAGGATATTCCATCTGAGGATGATGACACAATGTCTTACTTTGCGAGGTTGGCAAATGAGGACTGATTATCATAACTTTTATTCTGAGGACGGTAGCCGCGAGGCTATCGTCTTCAAGACATCAGATGAAGACGGCTGGTTCGTGGATCTATTAGAGAACGATCAGGTAGTCGAGACACGTAAGATGGAAACCAATGGTGTACTACACAGTGAGCGATACGCTGAGGACTGTGGAGAAAACTGGGTGTTACATATTTTTTAATCTAACATACATCTCAGCCGCTGACATCATCGGATCGGCAGCGTCGTGAGGCGCTGCCATCGGCATCACCATAGCGTTCGATGAACTACTTGTCTGCGAATTATCGATATTAGGAGCATTGATCACGACAGGTGCTTGACCCATTGATTGTCTAGACATATTTTCTCTTTTTCGTTCTTGTCTGGCAAGCTTACGCTCAAGCGCGCTCGCCGGCCGTGCATCGTTTTCAGGAGTAGCTACAGGGGCAGCCGTTGGTTCTCCACCAAACGATTCATCCATAAATCCACCAGAAATAGCTTGCTGTTCTGGTGCTTCCATATCGACTGGTGCATCTGATTCTGTACTCGGTCCACCTTCGGGTTCTTTAAATTTTAGACTTCGTATCTTATCACCAACTGAATCTGGTACTAGTGGTAAGTTTTCAACGAGGGTTGCTATGCCCTCTATCATCCCGTTAACAACTCCTCTTAAGAATCCGACAAAACCAAAGATGACTTTTTTGAATATATCTTGAAAGCTAAAACTGTCGAGTGCTTCTTCCGCTTGATCAAATCCCATCTTACCTAATAACCAAGACACGGCAGACTTTAATAAGTCGAGCGGCATACCAACGATTGAGTTCAATAGTCCTGTAATCGCACCGGCTAATCCACCGAGGATACCACCTTCTTCAAATCCAGAGATAGCCTCTTTCACGGTATCGTAGATTGTCATTATGACGGTAAATGGAAAGAACAACTTACCAAGGACTGTTCCTACTTTACCAAGTATTGTCATCAGCTTTGAGCCTTCATCGGCAAAGCTAAAGATAGTCTTTACCATATCAGCTACTTTTTGAAACGGAGTGAGGACTGCGTTCTTAATTCTTGTAAAAATGTTCCCAGCTCCTTCAGCAAGAAACAATCCTTCGAATGGTCCTAGTAGTATGTTTTTGATTGCTCCTAAGATTCTACCAAAGGTGCTGTTCTTTAAGAAGTCAAAGATCTCAGTAAAGTTAGTTTTAACGCCGTCCACTAGTTTACCTAGAGGTCCTGTCTTAACGGCATCAACTAATTTTGTGAATCGTGTTCTCATGACATCTGTAATGTTGTCAATTATTTTACCGATTCGTGTTATTATCTTGTCGAACTTTGTAAGTGCAAATATCTTTCTGAATGAATCAGCTAATCCTTGTAAGAAACCAATAGTGAACGCAGCGATACCAGCGAGAATCATACCAAGATTACTATCTGGTTTTGCGGGCCCGGCATCCTTAGCAGCTGGTGCGGCTTGTGCGGGTCCCTTTTCTCGTAAGGCTTCGAGTAATTTTAAATTTTGCAGCTGCATCATCTTAACCATACCACTCATGGTATTATTCAAACGATCAACGGCCTGGACGATCATAGTATCGCCAGTGACTACGTTATCATTGTTCGCCTGTAGTGTTTCGTTTACTGCTGCTAAGGTTGCCATTACTTGTTTACCTCTTGCTTAAGCTTTTCTTCCTGTATATGTTGTAATAACAGTGCCACGTAAATTTCTCTTTCCCACGGTAACATATTCTCTATCTCGGTCAAACTCCAGTTCCAGTGGGTCATTAGGCTGAAGTTCGTATGGTAAAAATTCTCCAGGTTATCATGAGATAGAGCTACGATAAAAAAGCTTGCATTCCCTCCAAAGTGATTTTGTTCTCGTGACTGCAATGCTTACACGTAAATTCAACAGGATGAGATAAACGTGGTATGTCAGAAACAAACTGATTGATCTTTTCAAATTGATCAGGACTCATAGACTCGATAAATTCTTCTACTTCCTTAGGATCAACATCCTTCATGTCAATTCTTTCGTCCGGTGTTTCTACGCTTTTGATACAGCTACGTAGCACACTAAACATCTGTTCAGATGTAAGTTCACCATCACCAATTCCAGAATCAATCATATCATTAAAGGATGGATAATTCAGTTCCACGATGATCTCATCGGTTAGATGAACTTTTTCAACGGTCTTTTCGACGTCAACTTTAATTTGTTCTAAATTGATATTTACGTCATTGAACTCATTACACTCTGAGCATTTCACTCTAACGTCGCTGCTCTCACCCACAGACTTCGATCTCATCTGCAGGAACATGTACTCAACGTCGAATGATGTAAGTTGATTCTTATAAACTTTGTCTTCTATGCAAGCGAGTAGAACATCAAGTATTGACCTAAACATCACCTTGTTGTCGTTACTCTCTGCGGCAATCATCATTGCCTTTTGTTCTTTCACTAGGAAAGGACGGAACCGTACCTTCTTACCAGATGATGGGATAACCATTTCATAATTTGGTGCAGTATTAAGTTTGGGTAGTGCCATAATTTAATCCTAAAAGTTAAGTGAGAAAGAAAGTTGTCCTGCGGGAACTCTCTTCCAGTTTGTATAAGAGATGGAAACGGTTGTCTCAGCGAATCCATCGAGTTCATTGGTAAAGTCAATAGGTGTTACTGTCGTAGGAAACGCATTGATAAGTTCTACCGCGTATGTAGTTACCTGTACGTCAGCTGGAATACGATTCGTAATCGGCAAGGCAGCGATTGGTACCGGTTGAGCCAACTGATGAATTAGTATTCTCTTTTGGTATTCTGTTTTGTATTTTGCTCTTTGAGTATCTTCACCTACGGTAAGTTCTCTCCATGTATCAAAGTATCTACGTACTGGTAGAGTCGCAGTTTCTAAGAATGTTAACGTAACATCATCCACCGCGTAACCATAAGCTACTTTCTCAAACTTCATGCCAATTCTTTTTTCATGAGTAAGAATTTGTTTGCCGGGCAGCTGCGCTGTACGACAAAGAACATTCATGTTCCTTGCACCAAGAAAACCAACGATACCACCGGCACCGAGAGACGGGAGTGTAACTAGAAACTTATTCGTTCTGGCTAGTCCACCGCCAAACGTAATGGAACTCTTAATTTCAGATATGCTACCAGCCATTTATGCCCTCAGTTTCTTTCGTGAATCTCTATGTACTGCCGACTGGCTAGCCTTATTCCAATCAGCGGTAGGAAGAAATGTAGCTACTTCCCATTCGGGTTTATCCACTAGAGCGAATCTACTTCTTACGTGCTTGAACAGATAGTGTTTCATTGCTGGTGCGATATATTTGTCTGGAATACCAGCGTTGTCGTTCTGCAATAAAACATCTAAGAGTCTTGCTCTTACTGTCATCGGTAGATAATGTAGGTTCAATCCATAGAATCCACCTTTTGCCGGACCCATCATGATAATGAGTGGAAACCCATCGTAGTATGGAAGCTTATCCTTAGTCTTAGGATCATAGAAATACATGTACATGTTGCCTTGTGGGCCTGTACGAGTGATAGGGCGATTCTTTAGTTCCAAAGCCTCATCGGCTAATAACTTATTCCGCGGAACCCTACCAAGTTCTTGTGCTTTCTTTTGAAACCAACGAATAGATTCTCTTGTGCGTGGTGTAACCCCAGCACGAAATGCTTGAATCTCTAGATCTCTAAATAAACTACTCTCAGCCATATCGGTATTTATAACTTTTTCTTACGCTTTCTATATGGCTTCAATGGCTTTAATTTACCGGGAACTTTCTTCATCGGCTTCTGCATGATTCCCATCGACACCAAGGTATCCTCGGTCCATATCTGAAACTCCCATTTACGATCCTTACAAAACGAGTTCGCGGCTTCCCACTTGTTCATGTTTCTTACGTACGTGGCTGCTTCGGTGACGTACTGTCTCTGGTTCTTTCCTGTTTTTCTTGGGACGACCGTTTCTTTTGCCGGTTTGATTTCAACCAGGATCGTTTTGTCTTCGAAGACGATCTTGACGTCGGGAAAATACCGGTGATACTTTTTATCAACATCGTAGTAATATGGTATCACGATCTCTTCGGACGACCACTTCTTTACTTTCGGGTTCATGTCTAACCATTTGAAAACATCCCTTTCCCACAACGAACGATAGATTACGTTGGTTGCGTCACCAGCGTACTTCTTCTTGTTCTCAACAATGTATCGTCCTTTGTATGCCATTTTTTGTTATAAATACCAAAAGAGTTATTTAACTATATCTATAGGATTTAACATGGCAGATAGACCAAAGAACAGACATGGTGCTCTAACGTATCCTTTAAACCAAGAGGATCGTTATGAGACTAAGATTAAGTTCCAAGCGGTCAAGATCATACCGCCTACTGTAAATGGTCTAGGAGTCAAGCAAGCCTTTGAAGGAGTTGTGAATAGGTTTACAGAAGGGCCACCAGGTAATAGTGGTCCTAGGCAACAACCTGCTAGCAATCTAAAATTCTTTAATCTTGACGGAGAAGTTACTAACCTATATGTTCCATTAGGTGGATTCCAAGTAAACGATGGATTTGATTATGCCTCATCATCTTTAGGTCAACTCGGTGCTGGAGCAATGGCGGCTATTAACCGAGGCGGATCATTAGTAGGAGCTGCGTTTGAAGGTTTATCTCAATTTGGACAATCCGCAGTTGATGTAGGTAAAGCTTTTGTTAATTCTGGAGAATTAGGTAGAGCAGCTTCAGTAAGAGCTGCACAGGCAGTAGGTCCAGGCGGTGGATTAGCTATTAGAGCTACGATGAATCCTAACATACGTACAAACTTTAATGGCGTGTCTGTACGTGAGTTTGTTTTCAATTTTAAATTTTTACCATGCTCTAGAGAAGAGTCACTAGCAGTCAAATCAATTATTCAGTTCTTCAGGTTTCATGCTTATCCAGAAGAGATTGCTTCGTTTGGCAGTTTCTCAGTAGGATTCGAATATCCTAATATGTTTAAGATTCGTCTATTAGCGAAAGGTGAAGATAGCAGATTCAAAAACATTGGTACTCCAATTAAGCTATCATATCTAAAAGCAGTAAGCACCACTTACAATCCAACTTCTCCAGTACTACATGAAGACGGCGCACCTACTGAGATTGATATGAATCTTACGTTTGTTGAATACAAAGCACAAACTCGTAAGGATATTGAGAACGAGGACAATGATTCATTCTATCATTTTGAAAATGGTCAACAGACGACTGAATCAGAATTTCGAGGTAGGAGATAAGTAATGTCGAACTATTTTAAATATTTTCGAAACGTAGATTACTTATTTGGTACTGAACAAGACACGGCAGTATTTCAAGACGTAACGCTGATGTCTACAGTTATCGATCAAGTTGCTGATGCTTCAACGGTCTATCAAGAGTATTATGTTTTGCCGAACGAAAGACCGGACCAAGTCTCACAGAAGTTATATAATAGACCAGATTACCACTGGACTTTTTTCTTGATGAACCCTACGCTTCGAGAACGAGGCTGGCCACGCTCTAACGCAAAATTATTTGAAGCAGCTGAATTAAAATATCCAAGAAAAGTAATTACTACTCGAACGAAACTAACCGATAAGTTTAAAGTAGGTCAGACACTAACTGGCCAGACGTCAGAAGCGACTGCTACGATTCTTGAGAGAAACCTTGATCTTGGTCAGCTATTCTTAGACGACGGAGTAAGTGGTACATTC